TTCCCGGCCTTCGTGGACTTGGATGCTACCTGGACGGTGGTTTTCTCGAACAGGTCCGGTTCCAATACGAAGGAATGGACACGGTCGCCGACCAACTGTGAAGTTGTCATGGCTTTATACGGTGCGTCCATCATGGCCTTGACGTGGGCCATGGTTCGGTCGGCCTTTTTTATCGTGGTCGAAGAAATGCCCGGACCCTGGTGATAAATCTGGTTTTCAATCCCGAGAAAAATTCCCTCAAGATTGCCTTCTGCGAGAGCCGCCTCCAGATTTTCCACCTGCCAATTATCTGTCTTGAATAGGTGGGTTGCTTGCTTCGATTTCTGCATTTTGTCTCCTTCCGGCGTAGGGTTTCGCCGTATTCCATCAAATCGGTCATGATTTCACGGTTTTTTGGTGTTCTTTTATGGCATTTTCTGCCACTAGACCGTGGTCTGTTTCGGGTTTGCCAACATAAATGGTTGGATTGGTGTAGTAATCCAGGGCTTCCAGTAGTTTCTCGATCTGGCAATCCTGACAGCCAAGCCCATTTTTGTTCCCGTGGTCGCAATGTGTCTCGGCGTACTCACGGACCTTCTTGCAAATCCGTTCATGGCCAGCCAGTGCCGACTCTTTTGTTGTGTAGCGTTCCATGTGCTCGTTCATGCCACCACCGAACACGAGCGTCTCCCAAAGGATTGGAACCCCACCGTCGAATCCATGGTCAAATCCAAGGAAAACGGTGGACACATCAACAGTTCTGCTAATGACAGTCCGCGCAAGACGCCGTTTATTGTCTGCTTCTTCGAACCAGTGCGCCCATACCAATGAATTCTCGGTTTCGATGGGATTGCCATCGTCGTCCAGTATGAATTTCCTCATAATCGTGCCGCCTTGTCTAAGTCATTGAACATATCAGCCTCGGCCGCGCGGGCTTCTTCTAATTCGTCGTACGGATCGGGGTCACGATAGACCTCGTTCACTGCCCGGGACACAACTCCGCGCATTGTTGCTGCGGTCGTTGAATCCGATATGTCGTCTGTAACCATGGATTTGACCACCGCCTCAAAGGACGGATCGGCCGCGACGAATTCAAAAATCTTGTCCCATTCTTCGTTAGAAAGTTGCATTGATATCTCCAATTTGGGGTGGGGAGAGGCCTGGGTAGCCCCTCCCCGATAGGTATGGAAAAACAAAATGTAGAGCTATTTGTCCATCGAAGCCTCCTTGTTCTCCGGCGTTTTTGGTGTTGCGGAATCTGTCTTTTTGTTCAGGACGGAACTCAGGGCCAGCAGCGGGAGCAATTCGGACAACGGATCGCCGCCCGTTTTGGCCTTAATAACCGAAGCGCGGTCCATCAGGGCTTCGATTAGACCGCCATGCTTCCAGGTCAGAAGAGACTCATACAGCCGGTCTGTCGCCACTTTGCCGTCAACCATGGTCCCGCAATGACGCTGCATGTGCCGTCCCGTTGCCTGGCCAGTCTGGTCACTGGTCTCAACCTCGGCCCCTTCAATAAGGCAAACCAGCTGTAGTCCGGTGTCCCCACAGAACTTATGTAGCTTTGAAGAGATTTCACAGGCCTTATTGAAGTCGTTAAACTTCTGCAAAACGCCCTGTTTTTCAGCCAAGTCCATAAAAAGTTTTTCCTTGACTGAGCCATCCATTTTGTCCGTAGCTGTGTCTTTAATTTCCGTCATTTTTATTCCCTTTCTTTGGGTAAGTTGTTGCGTTTTGTTTATCAAGTGGCACGACCGCATATAAAATACAACCTAAAATCAGCGGAGCCACGTAAATGAACAAATGAAGTTGATCCACTGCCGATAGCATCATGATATCTCCAAGTCTGTTTCATACGTAAAACAAGAATGAACGGATTGCAATCTTATTCGTCCGGGTGTTCGACCTCATACCGGTAATGGCTATCAGCCGCGTCAAGCGCAACGTTGAAATCTACGCCAATTTGGTCAGTATAGTGGTGCAGATCACAAAGCAGATCACCGATAATGGTCTGCATATCCTCCGTTGCTGGGTTGAGGAAGGTGTGCCGGGTGAATTCCCCGACCGCCGCCTCTGCCCATCTTGACCGCTTGTAATTCATGGTCTCTTTTGGTCTTCCTCCTGACATTTTTTGTCACCTTTCTTTTGTTTGCACCGGCCGCGACAACATGCGGCGCAGTGTTTTGTTGATCTCTGGATTATCGGCAAGAAATGACATCGGCATACGCACCGATAAGTCCATCAAAGCCCTAATCATTTCAGGTATTACGCTCGGATCGGCTACGCCACGGCATCCATTGACACATGCAACAATACGCTTGGCATGGCCAGCGCGCAGCTGATGCGTCTGAGAGTTAAGGATATCTTTACCGTTATCGTCGTATATTTCAGCGCCTAAACTGTCGTCTCCGTCATAATCCTCATATTCGCATCGCCAAAGTTTTTGCCCCATTCTTTTTTAGTCTCCTTCTCGCCGTGTATCCGGCGGTGCTCTGTTTCTGGTATTTCTTGAATCATGCGCCATAGCCCGGGCGCTTCCGGGGTTTCCCATAAATTTCTCAGGTACCAGTCAACGCGGTCGATTAATTCGGTGTCGCTCTTGACCGGGTGGTGTTTAGCTATTCCTGATCTTTGGGTCATATTTCACCTGTAAAAATAGGCCTTCCCTGGCCGGTGACAATTTTTGTCACGATACGGCCGCTATTACTTCCTTCTCAATTTCATCCGAATATGCCTCTGAAACGCTCGGGTTGAATTTTAGAGTACCGTCTGTAAATTCGACCGGTTTTCCCCTTTGTTCTGGTTGACCGAGGTTTACGGCGGCTGTTTTGCTGTAGGTATCCATGGCGGCAACAAACAAGATAAACATGGCAATCCGGTAAAATCTTGCCTGAAATGTGGCCGCTAATGCAGAGGGTGCCAAATATCGGCCTGGCTCTTTGATGGTTACAAAGGTACGCAGGTTTAATCGGTCGTTCGTATCCATGTTGTGACAGAAATTATGGAATAGAATTTTAGTCTCTATCCCGTGTTGTTCAACAAATGACGCAAGAGCATAAACCATTGAACCGTAACGGTTTATCTCTTTAGCATCGGCACGGCATGAAATGCTAAAATCGCAATCAATAGCCATTACGGGTACTGATTTCCTTGCACGGCGAATTGTCATATACGGTCGGTCATGACCGCGACGCATTATGTCGTATTCCCCGTCGTCTTCAGTAAAGGCAATCGTTCGTCCCGTGCCCTGCCCGATAGCCATTGTTATCTTATCCATCAAATCGGATGATTCGATTTTCTCGGCTGATTTCTCGAATGGCCGCATGTTGGTGTTTCCGCTTGCGTCGGAAAGTAGGTCACTAATGTTGCCGCCGTAGAATCGGCCACCATCGGTAAGGTCCTTCGCTTTTTCCCTATTGTCTTGCTTTTTCCAGGGCAGGTTATCCAGATTCTCTAGCATTGAGTAAATGCCGGTTAAATCGGCGTAGCATACAATGTTATGGCGCCCTTTTTTGTCAACCCCTTGAATATTAAAGGTAATATTATGTTTTTCTAGCTCTTGCATCATTGCCCGGTTAACGACCGGTTGACGTGTTTTGGTTTCCTTCATTATTCACCCGCCGCTTTTTTGAGACGCGCGTTTTCCATCTTTGCCGCTTCAATTTTTGCCGCGATATCTTCAGGAGTTTCCCAAATTGGCAGGTTTTCCATTACGCCGGATTGCTGCACCACCGATTTTCCCCATGTCATTGTCATAGAATCCAGACAATCCTGGTATTTCAGGCCGTCGATAATACAGGCCTGATAGATTACCTCCATTTTACGGGATGAAATACCCTCTTTAGCCTTAATTTTCAGTAGCTTGCTGCGTACGCCATTAAGGTGGTGCCGAATTTTGTCATCCGGGCAAAGTTTCTTTTCCAGTTTCTTGTCATAGTCGATGCGGATATGCCAAAAACGGTCAAGAAACGCTCCATCTAGACGGTTGCGCCCTGTATAAACCATGTCTGCACCCGTGCCGACGGTATTGGCGCAGCATATCGGGATGAAATCCGGGTGCAATTTGACGTTTTCACCCGTAGTCGGGTTGTATATCTCCCCGTTATCAATACCGTTTATTCCCACCAATGAATTTTCGTTTCCATTGTCCACTTCATCGATAAGGCAAACCCCACCGACCTTGGCGCCTTTCATTAGCGGAGAATCAACCGGATCGCCACCGCTAGGCGGATACCATGTGAAAAGTGAAGTTTTGGTCATGTCGTAAGATAACGCCATGTGATAAAACGGCAAACCCAGATATTCAGCGAGTTTCCGGGCCATGGTTGTCTTGCCGCAACCTTTCGGGCCATTGAGGAACATCGGACGTTTTTTGCGCCTATTGTCACGCCTGGAATCAGCCGTGCCAGCATGTAACAGCATTTCAGGCATATAGGGTGAAACGTAGCCACTTTCGTCTTTAATCGGTGGCATATCGCCCATCTTGATAACGGTCATTTGGTTGTCTGGTTTGGTGTACATGGCGGCAAATTTCTCAATTTCCGCTTGCGCAACCTTTAACATCTTCTGTGATTCCAGATAGCTAACCCGGTTTGCCCGTTCTGACGCCTGGATACTCGCATCCATTACTGCGCCCTGTAGAAAATCCTTCATTTCCTCTTTGGTCAACATGGTGTCATTGCGCGGTGCTACTGGTAATTCGGTGGGTTTATGGATCGGTATGGTTTCGATACTCATTTCATCTCCTATTGGGTTGTTGCCGAAGAAAATAAGGGTAGCTGCAAGAGGTATACCGTTTATGAAACAGTATGAAACATTATAAAGGTGCATGATAACGCTGTGTTGCTGGGTTTATGGGGAAATAGGCCAGGCCAGGCAAGGCTAGAGCATGTAAAGATTACCGATCAATGACACAGTAGCGACAAATACTGTCAATGCTCCCGGGGAAGTGGCGATACCCCGGGACCGTGTAACTATTACATGGTGAGTGACAATTATGGGTAGCTATATGAGTGTGTAAGTTTTACATGGTTGGTAAGCTGTGGGAATGATTGGGTTATCGGTGTCGAATCTTGGCAGGTTGAGTCATTTGGTGGTGAAGTAGGCCAGGCCAGGGAATGAACTCCAGAAGGAGAACAGAGGATCAGTGGTCAGCTGGGTTGTCAGTGGTCAGCAGTGCCCGGGAGGGTAGCTAATGCCTGACTACTGACAATCTACGTCACATGCGTAGCAGCGGTGGGCAAGTAGGCGTCTAGCTGTAGGCCACCCGTTCTGGAAAGTGGAAAGTGGAGCGTAACCCGCAGCATTGACGCCTGTTTGAAGCGGTGGTGGCCTTCCAGGTGCCCTGAATTGTCACCTTGGAGTATCCAGGCCTAACGGTCAAGTTTTGACGAGGTGACCCGGGACTCTATTGTTTTTTACCTTACCCCACCGCGTATATCCATGACCCCCCTTCCCCTATTCAACAACAACCAACTGTCCAAAACAGACCACCAAAAAAACAAAACTGAACGCGGGCACGGGGCCTGGGACGCTCCAGACGCCCGATAACGGACGCATGACGCCGATATGGGCAATTATTGTCGGGATGGTCAGGAAATAAAGCTAATGATGTTAGACCCCAAGTGTGGGGAAACCCGGGCTGAGATAAACCAAAAAAATTCGACGTCTGAGCAGAAGGGTCAGGCGCGCTGGAGGATACCGCCCTATGGCGTTAGATCTGGGGATTGGCCGGGAATAGCGCCTTTGGGGCGGTCAGTAGAAGTACGGGTAGGCTTTGCGCCGAATGGCGATGATGGTCATTAAGAGGTAGCGGTGATCGGAGATCCCCAGCCAGCGGACCTCGTTGTACCAAGCCAGGTGTGGGGGGATGAGGATCACCACGCCTCCACGACGAGACAGCCTTGGTGTGGCCCTCGGCGTAGGCAGACCTCGCCGTTTACGATGAGAGCCGACGTGACGAATCCGACCACGATAATCAGGACCATTACAAACACATCACGCAGCGTCATTGATGATCCACCCCACACGGCCAGTCCCGACATACGGGGGGCCGATTCTCAAAAATCCCACACTGGTAGGTGCCCTTGTTGTTTCCTACGGGGAGTACCTTGACGTCGTCAATAGTGACCCATTTGATAAGCCATGGGCATTCACGGCCGACCCAGGAGACGATTCCCTCTGTGCGCCAGCTGTGCAACCAGATCTTGATCCGGTCACTCCAGTACAGGCGCTTGCAGCATTCTCCACACTGGATGCACTTGGTCATTTCTTCTCCAGACGCATAGCAACCTCTTTGATGTGCTCGGTCAGGTGCTCCCATGCGCAGATCCGCTCATCGAGACTGACGTGGTGGTCGCTTTGCATGCGCCACAATAGGTAATTCATCTCGTCGGCTATACAATGACAAAGCTCGTGGACGATGCAATTCTGTCTTCGCTCCCTGGAAAACGTGGCGTAATACGGGTAAATCGTAATGGTTCCACGCCTTCTCTTGGTGTCACAGGCGATGTCAGCGGAGACCTGTCCGGCACTGTCGTCATCAGAGGACGGCTTGTCGCTGTAATCGATCCGGAACGTCCAGACCTGGAGCAGGAGTTTCTCCCGCCATTTCGCGACGTCGGCCTCGATCTCGGCTTTCAGTGCCTTCGAGAATTTCATTTCTTCCGCCTTTTCGCCCGCCGATTCCAGGCGCGGTCGGCGTCGTGCTGCCTGGAGTACCACTTGGTTTGAACTCCGCAGTGATCACACTGGACATCGAAATTCTTGTCTGTGTCGTTCATACATCCACAGCGCGGCACGATTTCTATTTTACCGCTTTGTTTCCGGCCGCAAAATGGGCATGGCTTCAGTTTCATCTTAATGGTCTCTCTCCGGCGTTTTGGGATCGGGTTTGAGGATGATCGGTCCATACCACATCTCCATCTCGTCGGGCTTGCACGGTTGCCGCCCTTCGGACATGGCGTTCATGACCTCGATCTCCCATCTGAGGTAGAACAGGGCCTTAGCCAAGTCCTCCAGGTGAGTTTTTACGTTCTTGTGGCCGGCGCGGCAGACGTATTTGACGACCTGCCCCGTGTTGAAATTGAGGCACTGGTCCGTGATGAACTCCAGAACCTCGATTTTGCCGACCCGATAATGAGCGGGATGATTCACATTGTCAGACATTATTCCACCCTCTCATATGATTTCTCAAAGATGTCCGGCTTGCAGGGATAAAATTCGCCCCTGAGTCCCTTGATGATCCAATCACCCTCGTCAACGCGCATCGTGCCCTCAAGCGTTTTGATGTTCGGATAATTCAGTGTGTTATCGTAATTACCCTCGATGAACGCCTGGCACTCCCGGTTATTTTTCCCTGTGAATTGAATCGCCTCTTTCTCTACTGGTATTGATCTGAATTTCATTACAGCTCCGTTACTTCCCGAACCCGGACCATGACGTCTTTGATGATGTCCTCGGCCAAATCAGGATCGAATGTTTTGTTCTCGTTTCTGGGTGTACACCAGGCCTGCACGACGGCCTCCATAATCTTGTGTTCCAGGATTTCGAGGTTCTCCTTACGCTTTTTCCCCCACAGGGCAAGGCCCTGAGTCTGGGTCTCGCCCTCGTGCCGTTTGAAGCCGGGATGAGATCCTGGGTAACAAGGTTTGCAATTACTCATCGCTGCCCCACCCGTGTTTTTTATAGTCTTCCTTGGCCAGCCAGGTCGCTATCCTGATCAGGGATACGGAGACCTCGTGGCACTTCCCGTCTTTATCGACCACGACGCCGGTGGCGTTCTTGTGTCTGTCCGGGTGTGGAAGTATGTGGATCAGTTTCCCGAAAAAAAGCCTGTTTTCAGGCCTCAAATCGGGAGCCTTGTAGACCGCGCATTTATGTGAATAGTTCATACGAAACTGGTACCATCGAGATCCGGGCATGGCAATCATTTGTTTCACCCGGTATCGCTTTTGTAACATTGGACGTGAAGGCTACGTGCGTATTGGCGCGGGTTTTACTTGTTTTCCCGGCGCCGCTTCTTCGGGGTACGTGGTCCCGTGTACTCTCAGAAACGTAGCTGACGGGACATCATTTTACAGGTCTGTTAAACAATGTTAATATCTATAAACGATGACATACGGAACCTGGAAAATATACGTCAGAAAGCGTGGGGACAAGAAAGCCATGCGCTGCCAGGACGAACTGGCGGGCGGGCGTTTCCGTTGTCCTTGTTGTCAGCATGGGATCGTTCAAGCCATGGCGAGGGATGAGTGCGCCGTTTGCGGCGCCAGCGTAGTGATCATCCGGCCGGTCGAGAGCGAGGGCGTTCCCCTGTTTGGCGGTGCGTGCTTTGACGGAGTGTAAAAAATAGGCGATAATTGCCTAGTGAAAGACCTCCACAAGGCAGTGGCGGCTCTCAAAGAGATCAAGGCAGATCTCGGCCGCGTCCCATTACGGTGGGAATTCGTCCGGATATCCGGAATCCCAGAACATCGTATCGACAAACTGCCCGGTGGCTACGACGCCTTGACCAGGATGGCTGGCCTCATCTCCCCCAGAAAAAAGCGTGACACAAGCTGGGAGCGCGAGATGAAACGATACCGGGAGGCCAAGGACGGCTTCCTGGTATTCGAAAAAGAGATCCTACCGTACAGCGGCCGCTATGACAAAAAATGTCAGGGCGATCTGACGATCATGACCATGTCCGATACCCACGGTCATTTCGTGGATCTGTTCGCCTTCGAGGTTTTCCTGGACTCCGTGAAGCGGATTCAGCCGGACATCATTGTACTGGCCGGCGATATCCCGGATTTCTACAAGATCTCACCGTTCAAGAAGGACCCGTCCCGCGCCCTGTCCCTCCAAGATGAAATCGATTTCATTAAGAACGAGATGCTACGCCGCATACGAGAGGCCGCCCCGAGTGCTCAGATCGATTGGATCTGGGGAAACCACGAGCAGTGGCTGTTCAAATATATCTGTGGCCAGGCGCCGGCTCTGAGTTCCCTGGACAGCCTGAAATTTGCCAAGCTGTTCGACCTGGACGCTCTGGAGATCAATCTGATCGCCAACCCGACTTTCCTGACCTCGGACCGCCGGGCCGGACATGCCTATGGATACAAGGTTTACAGTAACTGCCTTACTATAACCCATGGCAAGTCTACGGCGATTCACCATGCCGTGAACGAGTCCAGAAAATACCAGATGTGCGGGATCTCCGGCCACGACCACAACCACCAGATGTTCACCTGGCGTGTTCCGGACGGCTTGAAATGGTGGGATTCCATGGGTTCGATGTGCCGCAACGAGCTGGCCGAGGATTTTGTCCCAGATATCACGAAGTGGAATAAATCTTTCTCGATCTGCCACATCCACAAAGGCGTTCCATACCCGGAACCGGTTCTGATTATTGGCGGATTTGCGATGGTCGGGGGAGTCAGGTATACTGCTCGGGACTTCGGTAATTCCGCCGAGTCAGCGCAGGAGTGATTAGAGACAGAACCCAACCCTTGATATCTGTTAGGAACTCACACGACTATAGAGGCCGTTCGTCTTTTCCCCAAATAAAGGCGATCGGCCTTTTTATTTGACACAAAATTAACAAATTGTTAAATCTTGTTACATGGAACAAGTATTTGAACAATTGAAGAAACTCAAGACATTCAGGGCAACATCGGCCAAGACGCTCCGTGCGGTAGCCGTTGAGACCGGGGTCAGTTATGCCACCGTCCACCGTATCGAAAGGGGTGGGGTGCCATCGTACAAGACGGCCCAGAGGCTCATCGAGTGGATGAATGGCGGATTGCCGATGCAGCCCTTGACGCTGGGTGATCGAGTGTCCACCCTTGAAGGACGGGTAAACGCCCTGGAGGGAGACCATGATGGGGTGCCTGATTCACGAGTGGGGGCGGGGTCCGATTCTTCAGGTAGCGCGTTGTAAGCGGTGCGGTGACGTCATGAATTGGAGGGATGTGCAGCACAAAAAGGAAGTAGGCGCACAGTTCGCCTGGTTGGCTCTGGTTGTATTGTTACTCGGTGTCGCAATCTATTTCGGTGAGGGTTGATGCCTAAAGTATCGAATTGTAAGGAGTATAACGAGGCCCGCGAACAATGCATGGGCATTATCCAGCGGCACGAAGACGGAGATCTCTGGGATAAGATCCAGCTCAATCAGGTCCCAGATGAGGTGCTGCAATTTGTCACCAGCCAGCTTGAGAAGGGCTTCACCCCGACCCAGATCCGGCGAGCACTGGGATTCAAAAACCGGCTGAACAAGGGCTGGGTCCTGATCATGCGAGCCTTGCGCGGGAGCGCCCGTGCAGACGGCATCCTGTTGCTGCGTCGTTGGATGACCCGCAACGAAATGCTGGCAAATCGCCTTGAGAAGTATATGGGCAAGGCCATGCTTGACGACAAAGGAAAACTGAAAAACAACCTCGGAGAAATCGGTAAAGAGGTCGCGGCCGTCGTCAGGGAAATCAACAACTTACAACTCGGGATAACCCGCGCCGGCAAAGAGTTGGGTGTGTTCGAGGAAGCCCAGCAGGCGCAGGGTACCGGTGGAACAACCATCGTGGTTAACAATAATATTCCGGTCCCGACTGAAAAAGAAATCAATCAGCACAACGCGAAGCGGATTGCCAAAGGGGACGCCATAGAGGCGAAATATGAAATTAAGAAGCCCGAAACAGAGGTTCATGGAGGGGACGACGGATCAGGAGAAGTTCGAAAGCCTGATCAAGGTAGACAAGACCCAGTACGTCCCGCTTGACCCCGTCGGAGTGAAAGGCCACACATCTCTGGCCAGAATTAAAATATGCCGTGGCGGCCTTGGTTCCGGGAAGACTCGCTGGGGAGGCGAGCACATCAACAACATGGCTTTGCGGTACCCCGGGAGCCGTTGGATTATCGGCCGGAAGAACATCTCCGATTTGAAAGCCACCACACAGGCCGAGTATCTCGAAGAGGTAGTGGCGCCTGATACGATTGACACGTTCTTGGCCAATGAGAACATCCTTTATTACAAGAATGGTGCAGTGGTCCATTTCGAGGAGCTGAAAACCCCTTCAAATTTCAAGTCTTGGCAGATCGCAGGCGCCCTGATCGATGAGGCGGACGAGAACGACTCGTGGGAGATTGTGAAGATCCTTAACCAACGGATGCGCCAGAAGATCAAAATCGACGGCCGGTTCGTCCCGGTCCCGTACTGCCTGGCACTGCTGTTCAACCCGGTCCCGCCGAATCATTGGATTCACGACCTGGCCAGCAAGCCCGGATGGGATCTGGAGAATTTCCGGTTTGACACCTACGACAACCGGGTGAACCTGCCCCCGGGATACATCGAGGATCTGGAACAGACCCTGGACCCGATCGAGATTCCGGCCATGATCCATGGGCACTGGGGCGTGATCATGAAGGGCCGGCCGGTGATCCACGGTTGGCACGACATCAACAACGTAAGGCCTTTGAAAGTAAACGAGAGTTACCCTCTGCTGTGCGGCTGGGACTTTGGATTCAACCACCCGTCGGTGTGCTTTTCCCAGCAGGAGGCGCTGACAGGCCGATATCTGAAGCTCCGGGAGATGCTTGGTGTGAAGGAATACCTCCCGGATTTCACCAAAAGATTCAAGGACATGCACCGCTCCCTGGTTGCCGAGGGGTACCCGACGTTTCATTACGGTGATCCGCATGGGATCGACAAGAAGGACGTCGGCGAGAGTTCGATCGAATATCTCAGAAATCACCATCAGATCCACGTAGCGTTCAAGCGCGGGGTGGTCCGGACCGGCTTGGATGAGATCCAAGGCAAGATAATCGGCCGCGCACCGTACACAGACCAGTACACAGAGCAGGAGGTTCCGGATATCCCGCTGTTCCTCGTTGATCCCTCTTGCACAGTGACCCGATCAGCGTACGCTGGGGGATACCATCGAGGGGATGATGGAAAGCCCCTGAAGGATGGCTACTACGATCATGTTGTGGACAACGATCGCTATGTTATAGTCAATAATATGAATTCTCACCTCGCCCACCAGAAAAGGCGCAGGTTCCGGTACAAAACGCGCAACCGATACACGGGGTACTGAGCATGGCCGAATCCGTCTGGAAGAGAAACTTTGCCAAGAACGCCAAAATCAGAGAGCGGGTGAAGAATCAACTGGCCCCTATTACCAGGCAATTGAAGCTGGACCGGGAAGAGATGGAGATGGACTGGGAGCGGTTCTCGAAGATGTGGAACGTCGAGAAGGACGATTCCAGCACGTACAATGGCCGAGCACAGCTGTATATCCCGGAGGTCCGGAAGAACGTCGAGGCCCAGACCCGTCAGCTCGTTGAGGCTGCGTTCCCCAGTGAGGATTTCTTCGATGTCATGCCGGATGGCCCCGGGGGCACCGTGCCAGGCTCGGAAATGCAGAAACAGCTCCGGTTGGACCAGATCCGCAGAGCCGATTTACGGATCGAATATCACCAGTTTTGCAGGCAGAAAGTGTTGTTTGGCAACTCCGTGGCCAAGATCCAGTGGAGAAAAGAGACCAAGCGTGTCTTCCGTAATGAACTGGTTGGGGCCGGCAAAAAGCGCAAGGTTCGTCCGGCCGGGAAAGACCAGACCGTATTCGATGGCCCGGAATTCAAGCCTCTGAGCATGTTCCGCTGGTACGCCCTGGACCCCAAGGCCGCCGATTGGCGGAAGGCCGGATGCGTAGAGCACGACGTTGTCAGTATGGAAGACCTGATCCGCAGCGAGAAGCGTGGCGAATTGGTCGGGATTGATGACATCAAGAGCGGAAACTCCGATGCCTACAAAATGGAGGAGCTGGAGAAAGACATCGAGCGCATGGAGGACCGTGGTCTACAGGTGACAAATGACGGCACCATGGGCGTTGCCGACCTGAACGAAAAAGACAACCTGATGAAAAAGGGGCATATCCTGAAGTCCCAGATCTGGACGTCCCTGTATCTGCCCGAGGCAGCCGAGCCGGGCGAGGACAAGGATCTTCCGATCCCGGTCGTGATCGACATCTACCAGAACGAATTCGTGGGCATGATCAAGCGGAACTGGAATTACGACCAGGAAGCCCCTTACGTTTTCGATACCTACATCACGCCGGAAGCCGGCGCCGGACTGTACGGACAGGGCATCCCGCAGGCGATCCAGTACATGCAGTACGAGATCAACTCCAAGCAAGAGCAGGCCATGGATTCCGCTACACTGGCCCTCAATCCCCTCATGTTCATCGACCCCGCGATGGCCGGAAATAAAGGCTCGTTTGAGATCGAACCCGGCGGAATCTGGTGGGTCAACCCTGCCGGAATCAAGCCGGCCGCGATTCCGGATCTCACCCCGGTGGGATACCAGGCCATTGCCCAGCTCCGGTCGCAGATCCAGGATTTTTCCGACCAGGCGCCCGCGCTGGCACCGCAGCTCCAAGGAAAGGCCAGATCGGCCACGCAGGCGGATATCGTGGACCGCGTCCTATTCGTGGATCGGAAATCCTTTGCCATGCAGGCCGAGATCAAGGTCTTGCAGCCCCTCATGGAAAAATGGGAGATGCTCACGGACCAGCATCTCACCGAAGACGTGGTTATCGGGGTGCTCGGAGCACATGCGCGGAATTGGAAGCGCCTGCTGATCACCCAGGTGGGGTTGGTCGGGGTGTACCGGTACCAATGGAAGGTCGCATCCAATATGCAGAACCAGGCAGTGCTGACAAGGCAACTGCTTGATATGCTTAAGATTTTCGGCACATTGCCTCCCGAGATCATGGGCCAGATGCGGGTGAGCTTCCCCGCCATGATCAAGATGATCTGGAAAGAGGGCTTCCGCCTTCCGGACGCCGACAAGATCTTCGGTGACGAGCTGAAATTCGGTCAGTCTCAGGACCCCGAGCTGGAGCACAAGATGCTCAAAAAGGATCTGGAGATCAACGTCGAGTTCAGCGACGAGGACGAGGCCCACCTGGAAACCCACAAGAATTTCGCTGGTCAGAAGGAATCTGACAAGTATATCGAGCCTTTGCAAGAGCACATGCAAAAACATGCCATGCAATTGCAGTTCAAACGCGATCTGAGGCAACGGATGCAGCAGAACCGTCAGGCAGCCATTGCGGCACAGGCCAACGGGCAGGCCGAACAGCAAAAGGGCGGGTCCAAGGGTTCGGGTAATAGGACCCAGCTCTCGCCGGCCGCGTCCGCCGGAGACCTCGGGAGTGGAACCAGAGCATGAGTTATGCAGAGCAGTTGGATATCGAGACGCTGACCAAGGAAGACCTGGAACAGCTGGCAACCCTTGTTCGATCGCCTATTTGGGCTATTTACGTCAAGCTGATGATCTCAAACGAGAAGGCCTATAAGGAAAAATTGGTCTTTCTCGGTGATGAGAGCGACATCCGGATGACCCAGGGGCTGATCCGTGGCTTCAAATTGTTGCACAAGATGCCTAGCCTGGTCGTCGCCCAGTACGAAAAGCTGAAAAAGGCGGAAATTGCAAAAGCCGAGGTCAAAAATAAAAGGCACAAAAAGGCCGCGCCTGTCTCACAGATAAAAAAGAGTTGACAAAAAACGGCACCGAGTAAAAATTACATTAATGAATTCGTTGTAGGGCGACCGATAAACCTACCCGAACTGGCGGTATCCAGGCGAAGGAGTCGTTATGACCGAAGCCGATCCTACCAATCAGGCCACCGATGGTGGTGCTGGGGCTGCACCGGCAGCAGCTCAAGAGCAGATGGTTCCCAAACACCGTTTGGACGAGGTATTGAGTCGCGTAAGGCAGCTTGAGGGCGATATGCAGGTCAAAGACCAGTTTATCGGCCAGCTCCAGCAAGGCCAACAGCCTCAACCAGCAAACGAGGAACTCAACGCCGAAGAACTCGGAATTGATGAATCCACGGTAGCTGCGTTGAACAGGGTTGTTGATACCAAACTGGACAAGAAAGAGACCCAAATGCGGGGTCTTATCGCTCAGGTAGCCAACCAGCAGGATGAGATCAAATTCCTGCAAAAATACGGGACTGAGAAGTCCGGATCTGTGGACCAGATCAGACGCTATCAGCTGGGTCATTACCAGAAGACAGGCGTACCGATCGACATGGAGCACGCTTATGCAATGCTCCAACTGACGCAAAAGCTGGATAAATCCCAGCCGGCCGCGCCAGCCACACCTCCGGCACCGGCTGCACCCGGACCCGCTGACGCCCCGGCTTCACCGCCACCGGCAGCAGCGCCCCAGGTACCTCCGGCTCCGGCCCCCGCCGGACCTCAGACCCCTCCCGCGCCCGCCTCGGCCGTACCGGAAGAAAGTTTGGAGGAACAGGAGGCTCGTTTGAATGCCAGTATCCCCGATGGGGGGTTCTAGCGGCGGCAACGGCAATAACGCCATGCCGTAGTAATTCAAAGGAGGCCCTCAAATGGCCGTTAACACCCTTTCCGCTAACTTCTCTGGCGATATCACAACGTATATCGCTAAGAAGCTGTTGTCCCTGGCCCTCAAACGGCTGGTCATGTACCAGCTGTGCGAGAAAGTGAAAATGCCCGCGATGCACGGTCGTACGATTCAGTACACGCGGTACGAGCGCGTTCAGCTCCCCTTCGATCCCCTCACCGAGTCAGTGACGCCGGGCGACACAGCGATGTCGATCACCGTCGTGACGGCGGTTCTGGATCAGTGGGGCGCGGTCATCCCGTTGTCCGACGTGGCTATCGACTCCGTAACGCATCCCGTCCTCCAGCAGGCCATTCAGCTGGCATCCCTCCAGGCGTCCGAAACCCTGGATCGTGAAGCCATCAAAGTGGCGCTGACCGGAACGAATGTGGTCTACGGTGGCGGCTCCGCGAACCGTACGGCGGTTCAGGCAGCCGACGTCATGACGACGGATCTGGCGGGTGCCATCGTGGCCGATCTTCGTGATTACGGCGCGATCCCGTTCGGTGGCGGCGACGAACTCGTCGGCGTGGCCGGTCCGTATGTGATGGAAGACATTCAGAAAGACACCAAATTCCTGAATGCGGCCCAGTACTCGGCGATCAAGAAATTGTTCGTGAACGAGATCGGGACCTGGAAGGGAATCCGCTGGATTCGCTCCAACTTCATTCCGTACGTTCAGGAAGGCAACGTCGCCGCGCAGGCCAGCTCCAGCGTGGCAGGCGGCGCCCTGACCGGTGGCACGACCTACGATTTCAAGATCGTGATTCGTGACATCCTTACGGGCTTCGAGTTGTTCATTGGACCAGTCGAGCAGCAGGCCACGGCCGGCGGCGAAGGCACGGTCCGTGTGCAGATGCCAGCCGCGCTGCCCGCCGCAGCGAACGCCGGTAGCCTGTGTACACTGTATTTCGGCACGAATGGCGGCACCTTGTACAAGCAGAGTGCCGGCAACGCGCTGAGTGCGAACGTCGATGTGATCTCACTTCCGACCTCGGGCGATGTGGCCCCCGCCACGCCGAACGCAGATGACACATATGTGCATTTCACGTTCGTCTTGGGCAAACAGGCCCTGATGTGCTCCGAGCTGAACCGGGTGAAAGCCATGCTGACCCCGAAACAGCCGTCGGACAGCGATCCGTTGATGCAGCGCAGGAAGATTGGCTGGAAGACCGATTTCAAGGTCTTCATCGCCAATGAGAACTTCTTGACGCGGGCAGAGACCAGCTCGACGAACAAGTAACCTAGTGAGGGGAGGGCTTTAGTGCTCTCCCCTCCTTTTTTTGAGGAGGCCAAATGGTTGAGGAAACAGGTAAGACGGAAGTGAAGCCGGAGAAGAAAACAAGAGGCCGGCCAAAGAAGAAGGTCGAAGCCCCCGCCCCCGTGGCCGCTGCTCCCGTAGCGCCCGTGGACAAACCGGCCGCGCCCGAGAAGTCATTCAGTGATGGAGTGATGCAGGGCACGGAAGAGACTCTCAAAGCCCTTGGTATCGCCCCCGCGAAGGCCAAGCGCATGATGCTCGCCGAACAGAAGAAAACGGCAGAGGAAATGGTCGAATACGACCTGGGTCCTGTCGGCGTTGACGTCAAAATCAACGGCAAAAAGATGCCGCGCACAGGTATCGCGCCCATTAATACCGTCCGGTGTATGCAGGAGATGGTCGGCAAGCACAAGATGCGGCTGTTATCCGAGGCGCTCGGAACGGATCACACCCTGGTTGCCAGGATTGGTGGCGGATACGAAGCCCGCGTCGTCCGGCGCATTCAGGCCGGGGAGTAAGTCATGGACGGATTATTGTTTGATGTTGGGTTCGGAATCCTGGTGTTTCTGGCGGCCGTATATGCGCTCAAGATGCTGCGTCAAGCCATGGTGACAAATATTGTCAGCGTGTCGAAAGAAACTGACCACGGCGAGCACCTACAGTTGAATGCGAATTTTCACCTGTGGGATACTGCGGCGTCGAAACAGAAAAAACTGGATGAAATCTGCCAGCTGGGCGAAGATAGACGGATGAGCATTCAGGAACGATACCAGGCCTTGATCAAAGAACAGGGGGCCGAGAAGAGTTCCTGATGTGCCGGAGGAATGATGAGCAGCAAAAAGCGTTCGGATGTCGTACTCGTTGCGTTGAAGAAAGCCGGGCGTGGCGTTGAAATCAAAGAACTGGCTGAGATCTTCCTCAACGACGTCTTGAAAGACGAAGCTCTGAGAAATCGGTACCCGGTCCTGCGTAAAACGGGGTCGGGTACTCTTGCGACAGGGTCAAGTACCGCCTCGGTGCCCACGGATTACGGGGCCGGGATGGAAAATCTTCTCATGGGTGAAAACCGGATACCTCTGATTGAGAAATCCAACGACGATTTCACCATGCTCAATGGCTACCGGGCCGACGCCATCGACAGCACCGGACCGCCGCTTTTCTACACGATCGATCAGGAAGCCGGGCTGATCCGGTTCAACGTGAAGGCCGACAAGGCATATCCGCTGGTCCTGGTTTATTACAAACTGCCGGCCGATATTGAACTCGGGGCCGGCGGGGACAACGACTACCCATGGTATCCAAACGACAAGGTTCTGGTTAATCTTCTGAAGGCTGAGATCTTTGAATACGTTGACGACGAGCGTCAGTACGTTGCTCTTGACCGCGCCGACCAGGAGGCTGCGAAGTACCGTAGAGGCGTATTTCCACAGCAGGGAGGCTCGGTTCGGGTTACACTGAACCCGTCGAGATTCAGAAATCCCCGGAGGTTCTAGGTGGACAAATTCCAAGAGCTGACCATCGCCCCCCCAGCAGGGTTGAACCTTCGAGACGACGGCCTGAAAATGGGCGACACCGAGTTCCGGAAGCTCCAGGGCTGGTATCCGAAATTCAAGGGGCTGCTGTATAAAACTCCTGGCTCGACCAATGATCTGTCTCCGGCCGACCTTACTGGCATTGGAAGAGTCACAGGTGTTCATTATCACAGCGGAATCGAGAATTTCCGGCTTCATCACTGCAAGGCCACAGCTGGCTTATTCCTGCCCGCCCCCAACCAGGCCCCTACCGTGCAGAACGGAGCGGGCACAGGTGACATTTTTGGAGGAGCTGCAAAGGCACAAGTTGACGTTGTCTATACATGGCTTGGCTTGAGCCGCGAATCCGCCATTGGCCCGGTTGCGAGCATCACTCCAACGACGAACACAACCCCGGTGGATATCATAATTCCGGCTTTCCCGGCAGGCGTGAAGGGTGCCAATATCTTTGCCAGGGTGGCTGGGATCAACACCGAGTACACGTACATCGGAACTCTGGATGCGGCCGGCACGCTCCAAATGCAGCAGTTTATAGGCCTCCCGGCTGCTCGACTGGACCCGATAGCGGATTTTGACTTGGAGGCGCTCGGGGCAGGAGGATTCCTCCCTGGGAACAAAACATATTTTATCGGACTAGCATGGCTCGCTGAGTCGGGTGGCACCAACCCAACGGCAATCGTGAAGATTGGAAAAGTTAAATCAATCCGACTGACAGGCAACGAGAGCCAGATCAAAGTTGACAACCTACAGCCGGTCATCTCTGCGAACGGTGCAAAAGACGCCTATATATTTATCGGAACCAACGATCCAAAAAACCACCCGATGATGTTCGTCGGCTTTTTCGACCGCAGCGGTGGAGCACCTGGGGAGATTATTATCGATGTGCTGCCAACGCCGCACAATGCTCAGACGGCAGCGATCAATCTGTCCGGTGGCGCCGACACTGAGGTGTATTTCAGCCAGGCCACACCGATAGCAGACCCCAATATTTCCAATAAGTTATACGGTATCATCCTTCGGAAAAACGAGGCCGCCGACGTCCACGAGCTGTTCATGTCCCGCACTGAATATGTTCTGAATGCAGGGCAGACGTTCCTGGACCCGTACGATAATTCAGCTATTGCTCCGGCCGCTGGATCTCCCGTGTACAGGTTTGGTATGATCTTGCACGACAGCACGTTCGAGGGCGTCTACGCCAAGCGAGGGAACACGTACAGTAGCCCACAATTCGAGGCATATCAGGGCATCAGCTATTTTGTGAACGGTTCACAGATCCCGATCCAGATCGACGGATATACCATGTGCAGCCATTTGGAGACGTTCGACACCGTGATGCCACGGGACCTGCACCGGCTCATCGCCTTCAAAGACAGCCTTGTTTACGCCTCCTTGGACACGAAGAACCAGATTTTTGCCACCAATGCCAACACCCCGAGAAACTGGGTTGTCGGCGGGACCGGCACGGATCTGAGATTCATGACCATTGGCGACAGTTTTGACACTGGAGTCGAGGCGCTTGGGATTTCAGCGTACACCAGCGCGGACGCAGGACCGCAGACACAATTGGCTGTATGCAAGAAGCACGGTATATGGCGGACGTCAGCATTTTCCGATCCGGCTGCTGGAATCGCAGAACCTCTGGAGTTCCTCTCGTCAAAGATCGGGGTAGTGGCCTATCGGGCTATCGGACCGACAAAAATTGGCACCGTGTTTCTTGGCTCAGACGGCATCCTGTATCTGTTCCGGCCTACCACTGGAGAACCGGTTCCAATCGGCGGGAAGGTCCAGCCGGCCATGGAGCACCTACAGGCGAACGACACGCTTGGTCGTATGCCGACAATGGTTGAGCACGAGAACCATGTAAAAATTACATACCCATCAACATCGGCATCTACCTACAATGACGCACAGCTCTGGGCTGACATCAGGGTGGCAGAGAAAAGTCCGATCACATGGTCCGGACCTCATATTGGGATCAATATCGATGCACAGATCGTGGACCCCAGGGACAACGTGAGGTACGCGGCTGATTCCAGGGTCAGTGCCGGCGTGTACGAGATGGACGATACCTCTACATATCAGCATATTGGGTCCAATGTCGTCTCGATCTTGGAGACCAAGAAATACGACCAGAACATGATCTTCCACCTGAAACGGATCATGGGGACGTTCCTGGAAATGTTCTATGACACGGCGTATACACACAATGTCAGGGTGCAGGGGTTCGCTGATTCAAATTATGACGAGGTATCAAAGAAGCTCTCGGATGGCGCGGCCGTTTGGGACAGCTCCAGCTGGGACGCTTCAGCCTTCGGTGACGCACTATTTTTTGCTGACAACCTGTTTTTTGGGGATATAGCCTTGCTTGGAAAGACGTACCGGGCAAGAATTACCCATGAGGACAATGCCCTGATTATCATTAAGGCAATCGGGATTCTTTCGAAGGCCGAGCGGAGACGTATAACATGACCAAAAAAATTGGTGTCTTTTTAGCAGTACTGGCTGGCATTCTTCTCGTGACCAAGACGGCCGGCGCCGCGATCACGTATCCGTACAACTTCACAGCCGGGACCACCATCAGAGCCTCCGAGGTCAACGCGAACTTCGGCACGGTCCGTAGCCAGTACAACGCCCACGAGGCGGACAGCAACGGCCACAACACGGACCTTGAAGACGTCCTGAGTGTGGACAACGAATGCACGACCCCGATCGATTTCAACCTGACCGAGGCGATCGATTTCCGGGTTCAGAATCTGTCCAGCGATCCGTCATGCGCGGGTGGGCAGCTCGGCAAGCTGATGTGGAACACGGTCGAAGGCCTGTTCAAGATCTGCGACGGCTCAGTCTGGGTGAGCGTGGCCGGCACCGGAGTCAATACATTACAGTCCGTGCTGAACGCCGGTAACTCCGCAGGAACATTCGACATTGACATGAATGGCCAGGAGATTCTGGACTTCAGGGCAGAGAACCTGGCCGGAGATCCGGCGCCTGGTTCCGCAGGGCGACTCTTCTGGAACACCACGTCAACAGAATTGAAGCTCGATACCGGAGCGGCAATCACCGCCATCGGTGGAGCGCAGAGCCTGTCGTCCGTCCTGTCGGTCGGAAACTCGGCAGGGGCCACGGACATCGACTTCAATGACAATGAAGCCCTGGACATGATCCTGCACTCGACCGGTGTTCCTCCGGCCACGGTGGACGGGAAGATCTACTTCGACACCGGGACAAATCAGGTCAATATCTACCACTCTGCGTCATGGAACCAGCTCGGGAACACGAACACCCTGGCCCAGACGCTGACCATTGGGAACTCGGCCGGCGCCACGGACATCGATTTCAACGGTAATGAAGCCATTGAGCTACTGGTGGAGAACCTGGCTTTTGATGTCGGCTCCCCGGCACTTGGACGGCTCTGGTTCAATACAGCCAGCGACCGCATGAAATTTGGGATCAGTGGTCCCAATATTCGTACTGTCGTGACCGAGACGGACACTCAGACCCTTTCCAACAAGACGTTGTCAGGCGCTGCCAACACCATCACCAACCTTCAAGATGCCGCCTTGAGTGCCAACGTATCCCTCCTAAACGCCAACCAAACCATATCGGGTACCAAGACGTTTTCGAGTCCCCCGATCATGTCCAATATCCTCGGTGGTGGTGTTGGCGTGGCAGGCCACGTCGTTCCTGATTTGGCAGATGACACCCTTATCCTGAAGGATGCCATCCAGACAATGACGAATAAGTCCACGGCCGATTCTTTCAGTATCAACGGATCGCTGGACATGAACGTCAATGAAATCGAGAACTTCCTCGTTGACAACGTGCCGATTGAGCCAGCCCCAGGGAACGCCGGGCGCATGGTGTACAAGACGGCAACCGGTGAGCTGCTGTTTGAGAACGGGATAGCCTGGTTCTCGCTCGGCACGAGCACGATGCCGACTTGGTCTCAGGTGCTCGGCTCCGGAGCTTCGGCCGGCGGCACGGACCCGGACGTCAATCTGCGTCAGATGCTGAACATGAGGGCCGAGAATCTCGCCGCACCTCTGCCGGCTTTCGGGAACCCCGGCCGGATAGTCTTCAACACGTCAGACAGCTCGATGTATTACGATGACGGCTCAGTGTTTAAGGCCTTCGTGTCCGACTGGGCCGAAGCCCTGGCCAACGGAGCCTCCGCTGGCGCCACGGACCCGGACGTGAACGACAGGCAGATGCTCAACATGAGGCTGGAGAACATCGCTGGAGACCCAGGCGCGGCTCAGATCGGCCGCGTGTACTACAACACGGTGGCCGCGCTTCCGAAATACGACGACGGTGCCGCACTGCATGAATTTGTAGACCACGACAGTGTTCAAACGGTTTCTGGAAAATCGATGGTTGCCACGGACAATGACATCACGTTGCCGGTTATCGGATCGCCGACATACACGACGATTGAGGACTCCAATACGGTATTCAACTCGGCCGGGCAGATCTCTGGAGGGGTGATATCCGACGCCGGAGGCGCCACAATCGACATCACGGCCGGGGCTGGCGCGATCCGTATCGCAAATACCGATACGTCTGAGGTCCGGTTTTTCGACTGGGGTGCCGCACTGGCCCAGGCCATCCCCGCCGATACCACCAGATATATCGGAGTGGAATATAACGCTGGGACTCCGCAGGTATCGATCCGCGCCTCCGATAATTTCAACGGGAACGATGACTTTACGCTTGGAGTCGTGGTCAATGAGGCCGGAACGCTTCATATCTCCGAGCACGAGCAAAACGTAGCCAACGCCGTTAAAAACATATTTGATCGTTTCAGTGGTGTCGAACCCATCGCACGCGACGAGAAGATCGGTGGCCTGATCCTGGATGAGACCGGGACGAGAGAGGTCATAGTGTCCGCCGGCGCCCTATGGACGGCCCTGCATTCGCATTCGATATCAGCCCTGGACACCTCCGGAGCAGATGATTTCGATAGGTATTACGGAAGTTTCACAAAACAGGCCGCGCAGACGCAGTGGGACAACGCGAATTATGACCTCGCCGGCGTGCTCACAGCACTTTCGGCGAACAGGTATTCCAACCAGTACTTCTATCTGGAGACCGACGGCGGCTTGGTTTCAATTTATGGCCGCGCTCAATACCCGGTTCTTGCACAGGCCCAGGCGGAATCCGCACCGAATGGACTTCCGGACAGACTTGGTGAGCACGCCATTCTGATCGGTCGCGTAGTATTCCAAGAGGGCGCGGGATCGGCATCAGCCGTTGAGACCGTTTTTGACACCACGTTCTCAGCGACCGTGACCACGGACCACGGTTCGTTGGCCGGCCTCAGTGATGACGACCACGTCAGATATTTTGATATCAACGGCAGGGCCGGCGGACAGACCGCCAGTGGCGACACCGGTGCCGGCGGGGATCTCTCGCTACAGTCCAATGCTACCGACAGTGCCGGAGACATCTCTTTGCGGTCAGACACCGTGACGATGGATATTAATGGCGCACCAGAGGATTATGTCTGGGGATATCGCAGTGCGGGTGTTGACCTCGGCCTGTATCTTCAGGGCACAACTGATCACACGTTATTGAATTTCATCACGAAGACCGGCGATGCAACCGAGAACGTTGGGTTCAGGCTCTTTGCCGAGGGCCAACCCTCTGATACCGACGTTGCCTGGATGTCTTCGCAGTTTTCTTCTGTTGCCGGGAACTATCAAATCGTGTCTCGTGCCAGAGGAACCGGGACCGTATATCCGATTGAGTTTCAGGCCGGCGGAAACAATGATCAGTTGTTTTTGTCGACAGATGGCCGAATCGGAATCAACACGATGCCAACTATTGCGGTTTTGGAGATCATCAATACGGTCGGACCCAATGAAGAGGGGATCTACCTCAAGGGTTACAACGCTCAGGCCGCTGATTATTTTCAGATCTGGACCAATGGTGGTACCAACATCATGGCCATCAATTCCACGGGTGGCGTGGAGACACCCAAGATCAACACCGATGTCATTGACGTAGAGGTGACGTCCGAAGTACAGGTAATTGCTCCGTTTAATATCGATAGCGAACTGCACACGCCCCAGGATAACGACGCCACAGCTGGCAACATCGATGCCCTGGACACCACTGGCAAGGCCGCGATCCGGCTGACTAACGCAGGCGTTGTTACGCTGCGCGGTATCGATGACGGCACAGATGGGAAGATGCTGACGATCCATAATGTCACCGGGAACGCGCTGACGGTGAACGACCAGGACGCCAACCCGGCGGCCGCAGACAGGATTATCACTGGCATCGACGACGACATCACGATAAACGATGGCGGTGCCCTATCTCTCCAATATGACAGCACGACTCAGCGTTGGCGTGTCCTCTCAGGTGCTGGGGGGTCGGGTGGTGGAGGTCTATCACCTACAGGTACCAGGGCAGCTCCGAGTAATATCGTTGCCGGCACGGGCATTGCCTACGTTGAAGACGCCAACAGTCCTCGCCAGATTTGGTACATACAGGGAAATGGTGGAGCGGTTGACATCACGGCCAACCCCCAGATCGATGCACCGGCCTCCCTTATCAATCAGGAACTGGTCCTCATCGGCCGGTCTGACACCAATACCGTACTGATCGAAGACGGTAATGGACTTGACCTTAATGGATCGTATACCATGGGCGCCAGCGACATGATCACGTTGCTGTTTGACGGCACCAATTGGGTTGAAATGAGCAGGAGATAACATGAAGAAATTACTAACTATTCTTGCAGTAATCGGCCTGGCCACGGCTGCCACAGCGGGTACGAATCGAGTTCTTACAACCGACGTGCTTTCCGGTGGCGACAATTTCATCAAGGGTGGTGGGTTCGAGAGTGCCAAGGATATCGGCAGATGGGAGCTTTACGACGATGTTGCCGTAGCCGAGCCGGTCAACTGCACCGGTGGCGGCGTTCCAGGAATAACTTTTGTCCAGAACACGAGCAGCTATAACAAAGCCAGGATCAGTAAAGACACAGCGGATCATTTAGGTGAAGGTGTATCCTACACTTTCAATACCCCGATTAATGTCGGCACCCAAGAATACTCCGTAACATTCAAAAAGAACGGCACTGAAACGGTTGGCGATGCCTCAGATCTTCGGGTCTATTTCTACAACGCCACGACGGCTGAACTGATCAAGCCGAAAACAGAAACGATCTCGATAATTGAGGGGATCTATAAAACCACTGCGTTTTTGAAAGATAACGGGACGCACAGGCTCTGCTTTCATGTCGCCACCACGAGCACAGCGGCTTGGTACATCGATATCGATGACATCGAGGTCAAGATCGCGTCCAGCAGAATGGGCCTGGCTGGGACGAACTGGACGGCTTACACGCCGGCCACGGAAGGGCTTGGGACCATCGCCGCTGTCGATTTTTTCTGGAGGAGAATCGGAGGCGACTTAGAGGTCCGTGGGCAATTGACGACTGGCACCACGACCGCGACCCCAGGTAAAATCGGCCTGCCAAACGGATTAACCATAGATTCCAGTAGGATAAATAACCAGGGACATGCCGGAAAAGTAATCGTCAATGGCGACTACGCATTTCAGGTGTCCTGGTTTGTTATCGCCGTACCAGGGACCGCCACTGACGGCGTATTTATCTCCAGGCGGTACGCGCCGGCTTCCGATACCCCGCTTACGCTTCAGAACGCCAGCTCCATCGTTGTCATCGCGGCATGGCATTCATTCAAGTTTTCCGTCCCGATCCAGGGCTGGGACGCCAGCGTCTCCATGGGCAACGGCTCCACGTTCAAGATGGCCCCCCTCTTGGCGAACGGAACCCGCGTCACAGCCGATCCGACACAGCTCGGTGAATACCGCACCCTGATTAAAATTAATGGTGCGAACACTATGGCTGACACCGACGGCAGCGGGAAAGTCACGGCAGCCAATGGGATGCGGACCTACACCGTTGATGGCACTGGGCCGGGTACAGCTACAGAGCCTATGCGCTGGGTCATCTTTGTCGGGAAAAACAAGCACGTCACATATGAGTGGTACAGCAGCACAGGGCGCACGGGGAATTTGGACCCTACCCTTGTGGGTGACCTACCTTCAGATTCTTACATTGGTGTTCTTAGACAGTATGATCCCACAACCGGGCTAGTCACGGTTAGCTGGTGGTCGGCCGGATCTGGCGGTACGCGGCACGTTGGATATGGGTCCGATACTGGCACAGGGACATATACCGCCTACAAAAACGGCTACTTCGACATCATCGTCAGCGAGAACGCCCTGGCTGTTGGGGTGGAGAAGGTCGTTGAAAGCAGCACAAACGGAATCAGAATAGAGTCCGCACTTATCGCAGATTCCGGGACGTGTGGAATTACCTCAGAAATAACAGGTGATTGGCTTACGTCGGCTTCGACCATCGGAGGCGGTGGTGGCTGCGATATGGTAATCAATACGGGTATTTTTTCAGCACCGCCACAGTGTTTTTGTACACCGATATCCCCTAGAATGTGCGGTATTGTAGTGGACAGCGCGACAGCGTTCGACACCCTGTATCACAACGCCTCCGGGAATCTGAGCAACATCGCCGCTTACGTCATGTGTATAGGGCCAATGTAAGGAGGAACTATGCGCTTAATTATTCTCACTGTCCTGATGGCTCTGGCCACCTCCGGATGCGCTACGATCTCCCCAAAGCATGAGGTCAATATCCACATGGGTCTTGGGAAGAACGTCATCCGGAACCAGCTCGGGCTGTCTTCGGACCCGTTTGAGCGCATGTTGTCCGGCGCGTACAAGCTGAATATCACAGAGAATTTCTACGTGAAGCCGGAGCTTGGCGGCTACCTGGCGTACGGACCCGGCCGGAAGAACAGCTTCTACATCGGTGCCATTGCCGGCGCCCAGGTAGACACCGTCATCGGCATGTACATCAATGCTGGTCTCGGCCCCGCCTTCCTCACCGCTCCTGACAGCGTGGTTCTGTCCGGTCACGTCCAGTACCTGATCGAGATAGGGATGGGATTCTGTGGTGAGAAGCTGTGCCTGGGTGGCAGATATTGTCACATCAGCAACGCTCACGGCTTTCCGTTGATTGGTGGACCGGCTCCGAACCGTGGTATGGACGTGTTTCAGGGCCAGCTGAGTTGGAAATTCAACTAAGGAGATTGACATGGCGCTTCGATTGACGAATGTGGACCGCAAGGGATTCGAGGGTAACTACTGGAAGCTCACGAGGGCCGGCATCAACATGGTCACTGGATGGTTCATCGCCAGGCTGGCGCTGTACAAGAGCGCGGAAGACGCCGCCGCCGGGAAAGAAAAAATGAAGGAGATCGCCATTGAGATGAAGCTGGACGGTGATTCCTGTATTGAAAAAGGAATCCCCAATGGTTCGACCTCCCCATGTGACGCCATGCAGAAGGCAGTATATGCGAAGATCAAGACGATGACTCTTGATGGGGTCGATTTCACACAGTCGGATGACGTGTAACAGGAGGTAGCTATGTGGACATTCCTTGCCACCGCCCTTGGCGCCGCATTGAAATTGGGGGTCGATAAGAAGTGGGGTGTCCTGATGAGCGCGGTCTCAATCGCCATGGTTATCGGCGCCGGCGCCTACGCCAAGACCACAATCACCAAGAATAAAGAGGACATCGTGGTCCTCAAGAACAACCAGACCTCCATCGCCGCGACCATGCAGGTCATGCAGGCCACTATGCTCAACGTGAATGACACCATGAAGGATCTCAAAACCACGATGCAGCAGGTTGATAAGACCAACCGGGACGTCCAGAAATCCGTGGTGGACATTTACAGAGATGTATACGAGATTAAACTAAAACAACAGGGCGGGTAGCCCGGAGGAGTACCATGGAATATGTGACAGTGACAACGCAGGTGGCCAAAGAGTCCTACGAACTTGGTGAGGGAGTGACAAAATTTGTCACGGCCATGAAAAAGGCACTGGATGACGGCTGGCAGGCCGGCGAAGATCTGCCCCCGATCATGTCGTCCGCCCTTTCCGATCTCGTTCCCGCCTTCCAGGGCGTCGAGAAGATCAAAGACGAACCCAAAACCGATCCCGAGGCGTTCTCGGATGCGTGTTACCTGGGCATGAAAAAGATCCCGTTTCTGTGGGTGAAGGGGCAGCCCGTCGCCGAGTAGCCCGTATGTAAAACTTTGAAATCAAAGGGGTTGCTGCGTAGGTGGTGGCCCCTTTGTTTTAGGAGGACCAGTGAAAGCAATCGTAATCATGGCCGTTATGCTGGCCAGCTGTGCCACGCTGAAATACCAGGCTGACATCGGATTCCTCAACTCGGCCCAGGCCAACTCAATGGAAGCCATAGTCCACATCTTCGGTAAGGTGTGCAAGGACATGAACGGCGAGGTTGGGGTGTGTGCCACGCGGGTGCGGTCCGACCAGGCGATCAAATTCAAGCAGCCGGCGCTTCAGTATTCGTACAAGCTGGACATGGTGTGTTCTTCCGCGATTGATTCCAACGAGTCTTGGAGCGTGCCCATGGACCAGACATTCTCATGGGAGATCAGGCCAGAGAAATTCAGCGCAGAGCGCATGTTCGTGTGCATCGGAGAGATCTTCCCGGCAGACCGGCCGAACAAGCTGTCCGCGACCTGGAAGGTCAGCGTCACCGTGCTGGACGGGAAATATAAGAAACGAGAAAATATCCACCACCTAGACGGCCACCTGATCCTCGGCGCCCACGCCAAATACTCCGTGGTGTGCGACCCCAAGTGCAAGGAATACAAAGAGAAAACGATGGTAAAAGCCTCGCCCAATGCCATCGCCTATTCCGAGTCCGAGGTCATGAGGTACAACTACTATGGGTTCTAAACCCCAGTTCACGTACGAGACCTACGAGCGGAACATCTTCGCCACCCGTGAGGAGCTGACCGGGCTGTCGAAGATCATCATGGATACGAAAGTGGGGTGGTTTGGTGTCGTGGTTAACACGTTGCGTTGCCTGGCTTTGCTCGCTCTTTTCAGGATTCGCCAAGCGATGTACTCCGAAGAAATGGAGATCGGAAAACAGATCTACGAGCGGCGCCGGTCCGGCTCCAACCGAGACGACGTCGAAAACGGAGGAATGCCAGATGGTACCTGAATGGCTACTCGGGTTCGTCATCGGACCACAGATCATCATGGGAATTGCCAAGGAGCACAGGGTTGATCCGCATCTGGTGCTGGCTATGGTCCAGGTCGAGAGCAGCGGCGGCCGGCGGCTCACGCGGTACGAGCCACACGTCAAGGATCTCGTAACTCCTGGCGACTGGGCACACTCGCTTGGCATCAGTCATGTGACTGAAATCACTCACCAAAAGACATCATGGGGGCCGATGCATATCCTTGGTTCGACGGCCAGGGATGAGGGGTTTGAAGGAGAGATCCCGCTCCTCATCTATCCCGAGACCGGGTTGCACTGGGGGTGCAAGTTCCTCCGCAAGCAGTTCATCCGGTACGACGACAACATGGTGGATGCCGTGGCTGCCTACAACGGTGGCTCTGCGCGTTACCAGAGCAACGGAATGCTTGACCCGAAATTAAGGCGTTACGTGGACAAGGTGATGGGATATTACAGGGAAATCAAAAAGGATATACCGTGAGCAAAGAAACCAAAGAGAAGAAGAAGAAGAAAAAACGCTCGGTTAAGCCGCGCATGATCTGGATGGATGGGACGTTCATCGCTGACAGCCTGCGTCTGTTGGAGCGGGCAATCCACGAGAACCCCAAGGCGTTCCCGGAGTACCAGGACGAGACGATTGACAATATTCGTCACCACTACTTCAACTATATGTCCCGCCCGGACTTCTTCGGCCTGATCGTGAAGCGCGGCCGGAAGCCGATTGGCCAGATCGTTGGCCGGCTGATGTGGAGGACGCTCGGGAAGCCTCAGAAATTCTGCATGATTGCCTATTTCTGGATCAATCCCGAGGAGCGAGGCAAGGGCCTGATGAAACAGCTGGCAGCCGAGTACTTTTCAGCGTTGAAAAAGCTGGATATTACGTGGTGGGAGGCCAATACTGTGGAATCAATTACCGCGTTCTTGTCTAAAACTGGCGGTAGCGTTAAAGTTAAAAAGTTGTATGATAGGATTGGAGGAGAAACATAATGGCACCTTTTGTTCCCGGACCAGGAATTTTCGGCAATGAAGCTGGGCCTATTACTCCCGGCACCCCCGAACAGCAGGCCGGTTCTCTTCCAGGCTTTGACCCAACCCCAGAAGCAGGCGTCGTAGCAATCCCGAATCAGCAGGGTGGATTTGCCGTTGTCCCAGGCACCAATGCTGGGCAGGCCACGTCTACCACGCCGGTCGGTGGCATCTCTGGAGCCGGCGGTACGCTGGGTGACAAACCCATATACACTGACGCGCAGAAATTTGCCCAACAGCAGATCGATCAGCTTGAAGAGTTACGCAATCGGCTAGGCCCGTTGTTTGACAACACGCTGGACCCCGAAGCCTTCGAGGCCAGGGTTGGCGAGGCACAGACCGAGGCCGGTACGGCACTACGCAACCGCCTGGCATCTCTTGGACTTGGTGGGTCATCCCTAGAGCTTGGAACCGTTGGTGCGGCCAGAACAGGGGTCCGACAGTCATTGGAGCGCGGACGAATCGGCGAGGCCGGAGCGTTGGCGGGACTCGAAACCGGTATTGCACAGCTCCAGTCGTCCATCCACATGGGTCCGGAGCAGCTGGCATTTGCATCTGAGAACGCAAACCTCCAGTATGAGGCAGCTCTTGCCCAGGCCGAGGCCACGGCATCAGCCGGTAAAGCCAGCGGAGTTGGTGGGGTCTTGGGATCAGGACTTGGATTGCTGACGGCTCCTCTGACCGGACCGTTTGGGCTGAGTACCTCGATTCTTGGTGGCGCGTTTGGTGGCAAGTAGGTTGGTTTAGGAGGCTCGAATGGGCTATAGAACTCCGGGATTTTCCAGATTGGCTTCAAGATTCAGGGCATTACCTGGCAAGAATCCGTCGTTTGCCCAGGGGTTTTCGAGCGCCCTGAAGACGGCCTTATCCACACGGTCCGCCCTAATGAACCAGCAGCTCCAGGCTCTCCAGGCACAGCGGCTGGCCGAGGCGGACATCATCGACCCCATGACAGCCATGAAGATTGGCTTTGCGTTTGACGCTGGCAATCCCGACGGTGGTGGCAAAGGTCTTCATGAAAACTATCAGAAATTTTTCAATTCATTCGCAAACTCTGAAGGGAAAAAAGTTCTTGAGGGTGTGAAGACACCGCAGCAACTTAATCAAGTAAGGGAGATGGTGAACTCGGCTAAGACAGGACAGACGCCGGTACCTCCGCAGGCACAGAGAGGTCCGCAATCTGTCACCATTCCGCCCCCGCAGCCAACGCTTGCAACCCCCGAGGCGATGAGTAGGCAGCGCGTAGCCCCGGGCGTTCCGGAACGTCGCGTTATCACGCCGGCCGAGCCGCCGGCCGATCCCACGGACCAACAGCTCACAGAAATCCAGAAGCAGTTCCCGGGCAGGTTCTCCCCTATGGCATTCCGAGCCACGAAAGCCACCCGCGACCTGGCCAAGACCGTGATTTCCGGAAGGGCACAGGCCGACAGGCTTGCGCAGATGTTCGGCGGGCAGGTCTTCAAACAGAAGGACCGGCAGCGCGAAAAAGCCAAGGCAAAGGACTTGGATCGTCAATTTAATAAACAATCAGCAATTACCAAGAAAGCCACGCAGGCTGCGAGAGATGAGGAAAGACGTAAGGCAACCAAAGAGGCGGCGGCTGTAAAACGGGTTCACGATGAGAATATGGCCAGGATCAGGGCCAGATTGCAGGGCGACAAACCAGGCAAGGTAGTCAAGGCCAAGTTCACAGTCGCTCCGGCCGAGATCGAGAAGTTTGTTGATATCCCTGAGCTTGGCATTGGCAGGAAAATATTGGAGAAGGTATCGTTTGGTGTCGCCGGTTCGCTATCGGAAGACGAGATCCGGGCATTCGTCAGCCAGCGACGGCCGGGCATAATCTCCCAGCTGAAAAAAGTACGGCCCAAATTTGGTCGCCTTCCGATTGGAGACCAGAACAAGTTGGCCGAGGAAATCGGAACGTATTTGTACCTGCGCGGACTGGAGAAGGCCGGCAAACAGCTGACCGATGCGCAGAAGAACATCTTGAAATCAAAGGCTTTCTCGGTCAACTTGAGGCTGAAATTCAAGAGTAAAAAGTGAGGTCCGCGTGGCTGAATTGGACGTCGAACAGTTTCTCGATAGCGACGAGTTCGAGATAGATGGCGCGGAGTCCCAAGAGGAGGAGATCCTCGACTTCGACGCGATCGGCGACGAGTTCGAGGTGGAGGGCGCCGAAGGCCAGGCCATAGATCGGTTCCCTGACTCACCCAGAATCGGCCCCGCCAAGACGTTCGAACCCGGCAGCCCGGAAGAACTAGCCAATGCCATGGCTCAGGTGGAAGGCCGCGCCCGCCTGCGAGACATGGAAGACACCGATCTGAACTCCCAAACCAACCCGGCAAAGGAGTTCGTCAACGGCCTGGTCGGCCCCACTACGGAGCTGATGGGCGGGACCATGACGATTGCCACCGGAAACCCCGAGTGGATGAAGCTCTCAGAAGACGTGAAGAACAGCCGTCATATTGATTTCGAGCGACTCGATGCGATGAACGCCACGGCAAGGGTATTCGGTACCGCGCTTGGCTATATTGTCCCCGGGGCAGTGTTCGCGTCAGGACTCAGAACTGTCGGTGGCGGACTCGTGAAATACGCGATGAAGCGAGCCGCCAAACGTGACCTGATCAGGGAGTTCCAGAAGAAATCCACTAAATATATCGGGCGCCAGGTGGCCAAGAACCCCACTATGGCTAGGCAGATCCTTGGACAGTCGGCCGGGATGATGGTCAAGCGTGCGCCGCTTCTCGCCAGCGAGGGCTTTACCTGGGAATACCTCCGAACGGCCGGGAATATGGACGCGGCAATCACTGGAGCCGTAGCGTTCCCCCTGTTCGGCACGGCCCTGTCGGTGGGTGGAAAGCACGCGGTCCGGGCAGCCTACCAAACCATGAAAGCGGTCGCCCCGAAGGCATGGATCGAGCGGTTTGCCAACGTCGTGTCCGAAAAGGACGCCAGGATGGTCCGGGAGCTGAACACGAAAGAAAGACAGCTCGTTGAGAGCCAGTCCGGCCAGGTACCATTCGTCCGTATGCCAAGGACCGAGCCGTATTTTGTCACCGACACGTCGATCAAGACCCACAAGGTCCAGACCGCGATGAGCAACGCACAGGTTGACGCCAAGCGTGAGATTTTACAGGCCGAGGTCAAGGCCAGGTCCATCAGCATCAATAAAGAGCAAGACAAGTTGCTGCTCGGAGTGGGCCGGTTGGAAGCCTCCCGGGACAAGATGATCGCCCAGCTGTCGGAGGGCCGGCGCGAACAATACAAGGCTGTATTACCTGAAAGATTACTAGACCTTAACGCCAGGTACGAGACCAAGATTTTGTTGCGGGAAAAGTTCGGTGGTATTGAGGGCATCCACCAGGCCATCGCAGCCCAGCCGGCCAAGTCACCAGCCCAGATTTTGCAGGAGGCCGGTGTTGGCGTGGTCGAATCCGGAATGGTCGCCCGCCGCCTGTTCGTGCCGAAGATCAAAACCGTGCCGAAATCCACCAAAGAGGTTGGCAAGAACGCGGTACTTGAGGCTCGGATCAAGAAGGCCAACACCCTCATGGAGAAGGCCGGGGACAAGTTGATGGAGTCCGTGACCAAGGACATCGCCAACCGGATGCACCCGCTTTACGATGACGCTGCCAAGCTCAGTCGGTTGAAGCACGCCAAGGACCCGAGTGAACTGGTTCAGGTTAAGTTTCTCAAGAATCTCAAGGACTTCGGGATGTCTGAAACCATGAAGTTCCGGCCGAAGTGGTGGCACGAATGGATCACTCAGACCGGACGTTGGGATCGCGTGGAGAGGGCGACCGGCATCCCCGTTGGTCAGTTGGCCGCCGAGTTCAGCTCCCGGGGGAATGTGAAAGCCCACCTCCAGGTGGAGTCAAGCAAGCTGCCATGGCCGGGCATCATCAAGGCACTGAAGACACAAATATACGATGGCAAGGCACTGTCCAGCCAGAAAGCCTGGGAGCTGTTCCATTACGTTGACGAGGACCCGGTGACAGGAAAGGTCACTTGGAACCCCAACGCGATCAACACCCCGGTGAACCAGCTGTCTAAATTCAGAGGCGAGGACCCGTCGGAATCGATCAAAAATCTGTTGTTCAAGCTCCGGAAGGTCCACACCTGGGGCCATGACATCGTGGCCGCCACCGGCCAGCCCATTGGTTTTAGGGCCAGGTACGTCGGGATCAAGCGGCGGTCGGAGTTCATGGGCAAATCGTTTCTCAAGCGCGGAAGAAAAGGCAAGGTGCAGAAAAAAGGCACCGCCGGCCTACTCAAAGAGCGGGTATGGGGAACCATCCCTGAGTCACAGCGTCCGTTCTACGTCGATGGATTGTACGAGCTGACCCCAAGGGTGCTGAATGATTCCATAAATGCGGCGGCCTTTACAGAGACCATCATGAGGATGAACTCGGCCTCGCAGCAGCTGACCATGATGGGGCACCGTGGCATGAGCGAGTCCATGATGAAGTGGGCGGACCGGGCGCTTGGGCATGAGTCCAGAAAAGATACGGTAGCGTTCATGGTCGAGCGGACCATGGCAGCCAACCCCGAGTGGGCCACCCATTTTGCTGAGATAGGAAAAGAGCTGGCCAAACGCCGTGGAGAGCCACCCCCACTGCCGGCCGACATCAACCGCGCAGCCTACGAGCTGATGTACCAGTCCTACATCGGGACATCCACGAAGGTGTTAAGCAAGCAGTACATGCAGACGGACTTCATGTTGCCGGCCGAGATCTCCCTAAAGCACGCTATTCAAGGGAAAAGGATGGCAATTCTGGGCGAGCGCGGGAAGCTGGCCAAGGGAGCCATCCCCCCGACCCTGTCGAAAGCCGCGCAGGAGGCCGAGGTGGCAGCCGTCAAGCGCAATGCGGCCGAGCTGTTGCCCGTCCGGTATGACTTCTCCGGTATGGAACAGCCCCAGAGGGCGTTGGTGCGTAAATTTGTTTGGTATAATAGCCTACCGTCCCGCCCAGGCATGTTCGCGTTCACCAAGCTCGATCACATGAACCGCAAGGCAGCGTTCATTGGTGGCCGGTTGGAATTCGCCGAGGCACACAAGGCAGGCAATCTCACCCGGGCAATGCAGGGGCTACGGGCATCCGAGAGAACCCGGGTGCTGGACAAGCTGAATAAATTTGGCTTGGAGGCCGGGAAAGACGAGTTCGGGAAGATCATAGCGGTGCGTGTCAACTACAACTACACCATGGCAGACCGGGCAGAGATGTTCTCCGGTCCCCTGGGTCGCATGATCCCGTTCACGACTTGGTCGGTGAACCAATGGGAGCGGCACATTGAAAACGTTGGGCACCTCATGGAGGGGCGTCCCGGACCACTGGCAAAGCGATTGGGTTACGGATTCGCCGGAAGCATGATGCTCCAGCAGATTTACGGTGAGCAGTTCATGCCAGTTCAGTCCCCGGCGTTCCCGGGAACCGACTACGCCCTAGAAATAGAGGGTGGCTCTCCCCAGGCATCCATAATCGGACCCATTAGTGAGGGTGGTCTTGATGCCTTCACTCCATGGAGAGGCATCACCGATGGTGACGTCTTCCCAGCACTGAATATTATCAACAAATTGGACCGGTCATTCGATCCGAAACGGAAGAAACGGCCGCCGGTTTTCCAGTCCCCGGTCCGACTCAGAAAGAAGCGGCCCAGGTTCTAATCGATAGTGAACGCATTGCCGTGGGTATCCAACAGCTTGAGCGTCCATTTCTTATTGGAGTAGTGCGGGATCGGACCGGAGCACAGCGGGCACTCCATCCGATGATCCAGGTGCTTGTAATTCATTGAGAACATGGACGGCACATCCTTGGACATCTCCTTGGCGCCGTGGGACATCTTGCCCAGCACTCTAAATCTCCACAGCGGCTTGCCACAGCTGGCGCAGATGATGACGGCTTCGGGGTTTGTCCTGTCTAGAATTGGTTGCATGTTCTCTCCTCGGATTTCTCGATGATGTCGTTTCGGCCGGCCAATTCCAGCCAGATCTTTACGGACGGGTATGCTCTCATGAATCGAGACCAATACATGACATGAAATTCTGTGTGGTGTCCACGGCACAAGGGGATCAGGTTGTTGACCACGTCGTCACCACCAGTTTTCACCGACGTGACATGATGGGCATCCCCAGCAGGCATGACGCCGCACGCAATACACGGTGCTTCCTTTGCTTCCTCGATCAACTTCCGGTTTACGATTCTCTTTTTCTTGGCCAAATCGTGTCTCATTGGTCTCCTGGGTCCTGATCTACCCCTAGAGCCCCTCAGATCGCCAGGGATTGCGCCTCCCGGGGGCTCAGATCGGCCGGGCACACGGGTTAATTCATTAATGTCCTACGTCCGTACTCAGCTATTAGGGCTGCGTCCACGATTCCGTCATGAGGTTTCCGACAGGAGAGGCTGGCTCGGAAGTCCGCGCCCGGGAACAGGCGGTCCGCCGCGATGAGGCTGCGCTTCTTCGGGTCCTTCTCTTTGGTCACTCCGGCGTGGACAGCTTTTTGCCATACCTTGGGGGGAACCTGGGTGGTGGGAATGCCACCGTACGCCAGCGTTGCCTCAAGCACCCCGACCATGCGGCCGAACTCGAAGCTGGCTGCCCGGGAGAATATTGGATTGGTCCCGACCTTCTCCATGAAGGCGTGGTCGATCCGGCCAGGCCGTGCCCAATTTTTGAAGAGGTCCCCAAGCCTGGTGAAGTCCACCTCTTTGCCGATCATGGGCATCGCGTGTTTCTGGGACAGCTTGCCGGCCGAGTCCAGCACCACAAGCCCACCTTTTTTACCGGGGTCAATGCCAAGGATCATGAAAAGTTTCTCCCTGTCACGAGCCTATAACGCCGCCCCCACAGAATTCTACTAAAAACACGCGCCTGCACGGGCCACCGCGTCACTCTTTATTTAAACTTCTACTATTCTCCTGCCTGCGCATTAAGCGCCTGCATGGATCGGGTATCGACCAGACTTACGTCAACCGGGGCAAGACTCAACCAACGATACGAGTCGCTGGCTCAGGCATGGCCCGGTTCCGCGCGTCATCTGGAAGGCGAACAGAACGTCTGCCCGCACACATGGTCGGCCTCTCGGCCACACGACACAACCCAGCCATCATGCTCCTGATACTGCTGTTCATGAATTGGAATTGCGACCTGGACGTCATCTTTCGATGCTTCCCACTTTCGTCGCCCGGGATTCGGGCTGTTTTTAACCCTGTTTCACAAGTGAGGGTTAAGCCTTGCGACGGTCCCGGATTGTCGGTAGAGTGGGAGCCGTCGTTGCGTGATAAAACGATCTTGCCCCAGGGCCTCCGCTTTCTGCAAGTGGAACCTGGGGTTTTTTTATTTCCTGAACTTTTTGAAGCAATCATCCACGTAATAATCGGCGTACGCAAAAATCGGCGACATACATCCCTGCTGATCACAAGCCCTGTCCCGGATCTTCCGCGAGTACACGTAGGTTGCGCAAATTGTCACCGATTCCATGCGGCACTCCACGTAGGATTTCTTATATTCTGCGTTATTGGTCTCGGCGGTTTGCTCGGCGCATTTCATCACCCATTCCCGGCATTCCAGTGCTGGCGCTCCGGATAGGTACGAACATAGCAGCGCGATGCCAGCGATAATTTTGTCCATCGCTTCTCTCCTTTTTTGGTACGGGGGTCCGGAATCGAACCGGAAACTACGGTATTACCGAATCCACCTACCATCCCCATCTCTGGGCAGGTCCCCCTCTGATTAAATTACTTTGTCTTTGGCAGTTCTGGAGCGTTGTTCCGCCGAACTCTTAAATGGATATCTGCCCCGCACTCTTGGCAGAGATGATATTTCTTGGCACATTTGGGACAAAGCATCGGTGTAGCCGTACTGCCCCACATAGGCTGGTCTTCTAGGCACACACGACAATTCCAATTCGTCATGGCAGCCCCGCCAAGTTTGGACCCACCGTAAAAACATGCCTTACAAACACCAGCCTTAAGACGGTCTTTCCTGTCCGGATCGGTCAAATATTGAAGTGCTCTGGCGACAGAAAAATCAATCCTTTCCTTATTTGACCACCCTTTATCGCTCACATCATTTTCAGTCCATCGTGCCGACTCCGGCCAAAATCTATCCATCACTTCCCCTTCCTTGGCTCGCCGAACCCGTCGTCATCGGGATTCAAACGGCCTTGTTGAATTCTACGAAGCAGCATGTTGGCGCGGCTTGCTCGGTCCATTACCTCACTGTATTGTGGCTCCATCATGTAATCTTTGGCTTTTTCCCTGCACTCTTCTTTGAAACTAAGCAGCGCCAGCCGGACCAGATTGACCTCTGGTGTATTGAGTAAGAAGTGAGCCATCACTCCCCCTTGGCGTGCCGGTCGGCTTCGTACGTTTTTGCAACGAATCGGATCAACCCCTCCGGATCGTCCCCGTATTTCATAGCCACAATTTTAGCCGCTGTATCCATTCCTTCCTGGAAGCCCACGGCCTGCTGTTCCCGGTCTCGCTTCTGGAGATTTGAGGCTGGGGTGGCGGCTAGGGCTTTGCGGCACTCATCTTCTAGCGCCCAATGTTCTTTCCATTGGTCAACATGCGCGCAATGGCTTGGCCTACCTAGTAGCAGTTTGTTAACATACCCCTGGAATTTCTCCACGGTCGCCTCGCTGGCTGCTAGTTGGGTGCGGAGCTTTGGGATCTCCTTTGCTGCGTCGCATTTTTCAACCGATTCGCATATTGTGCAGGGGTATTCGGTCATATCATTCTCTCACTTCCGGTAGGCCGCATCTCTTACAAAAAAACCTAGGGAACCCACGGGGCGGGTATATCAATTCATAATCCCACTTGTGCAGACCAAACCAACATAATAGCCTACTCATGCGTCTCCCCCCTTCTGGGCGCGCTCTGATTTCATCACCAATCCCTCGTTAGTTCGTGGCCCAGCCAGCCAATTGCTACGCCGACTAATATCCAGCCAAGCGTCCCCATCCAATTCGCCTGTAAGCATTCCAACATCGCTATCCCTTCCTCTGTAATTTCGCCTTGATAGCGGCGATATTTGACCGGACCTTCTCAGGATCGACCACGATTGCCGGTTCTTCCTTGTGGACGTAGGGCGCCGGCGCGTGGGTGGGCATGTCCTTGTTGTCGTATTTCCCCTCCATGATTTTGTCGAGTGAGCCGGGCCGGATCATGAAATCAAAGTCCGCTGTCCAGCACCTGTCATTCTTCCCGGTACAGAACTGAGAGCGCCTTATCCTGGCGATAATGTTGATCCAGAAGGTACGGTATGGTTGTTCGTTCCATCTGGCGACGGCCGATTTGAGCCGCTTGCCCGACGTACCCCGGACCTTCGACAAGTCACCACAGTTTTTATTCCAAATTACAGCTAGTTGGTGCATGTCTACCTCGTATGGAACTTGTCTGCCTTGTCTTCTGGCATCAGAGCGAATGGGGCGCCACCGGCTGTGTCTACAAAACGCACACAGTCAAAATGCTTTTTGTTGGACTTCAATGAGTGGGAATAGTTTTGGTGCGTCTCCCAAATCATCCGGTACCTGGCACATTTCAGCCGTTTTTCACACGTTTTGTCTCTGCAAGCGCAATAATCAGGCATTATTTCTCCTTAAAAAAGCCGACACGCCACATTAACCCAACCCCAGGTGCGAACCCCCGATGAATTAAGGACGTGCCGACCGATTGCGGGCTGGGAATGTCGAATGTGCCCGCAAAAATTGTCACTCCTTCGATGTTCCTTCCACTCCCCGGCTTACTCTGTCTTTCTTCCGGGACTCCAGAGCCATCAAGGCATTTTCCAGCGCAAGCATGGCCTGCTCATTCTGGCGACATGGCAGCGCCTTGTTCAGGTGGTGGATAATTTTGATGGACGTTGCGACAATCGTATCCACATGACAGCCATTGACGCCTACTTCCTTGACCGGGCCGTTTTGCATCCGGAACCCGATGACATTTTCGTCATGGTCGATACAGATATACTTACCCTCTGCATCATCTTTGGCGCTGTGAGCGACTTTGACTCCGTAAACTTCCGACATACTTTTCAGTGCTTGTAAAACCATACTTCCCCCTCGTTTTGGTCAGGGGTGCGGGTCTCGAACCCGCCACGCCGGGGCCACAACCCGGTGTTTTTCCAAACTAAACTAACCCCTATTGTTAAAATAGGCCGGGCAGCACCATGCCACCCGACCACCCGGACCAACGCATTAAAGGTCCAGAGAAATTACCACTTCCTGCCGTCTTGCGGCGGCTCACCCGGAGGCGGTTCGCCAGGAGTATCCCCACCCTGGGGAGCGCCACCACCTGACTGGTTGTGGGGAGCCTCCCATCCCTTCGGGAACAGGCGCTGACCCTCTTTGGTCTGCCCCATCTTCAATTCCTGACCGCATGAGTTGCACAACAGCGAGTAGAAATCGTACCCTTTCCGGTTGGCGTACATCAGGGCCAGGTCAGTACCTCGGCAACCCCCGCACTGCCTCGGAAGCGTCTGGAAGAATGACACTTTTTGGAAAATGTCCTTCTCGTCCTTGGCTTCATCCGAGAGCTTGAGTTGAAGTGCCTCGCCGATTTTCATCGTGATTTCGAAACGCATTAGCAGGCCTCTTTCTTGATCTGGTTTTCCTGTTTCCGGCTTTGGGTCAGGAAATCCTTACGGAATGTCCGCTTGGTCGTGACAGCCTGCACCATGCGTTTAACGTCGGCCGCGCAAATGTGGTAGCTGCTATGCACAGGCTGTTTACCTGTCTCGGGATCGAGCAGCATCAGGCCTCGCTTGCTGTCATAACACCATGAGCCACAACACCCAGCGTTCGTGAATGATTCATCCCAATGCGGCCCATGTTCTTCCCTGTTCATCTCCGCATTTGAAATATTGCAGTTTCCGATGAACCCTTTGGTCACGTCGGCCGCGCCAGCCTTTAGCATTTCAAGTAATCGTTTGCTCAACTTCTTCTTTCTCATTTTCATGTCTCCTTTCAAGAGTTTATAAATACCCCCCGGTGGTCACGAATGGCGCCCGGGGGGAACCCGAACCATTTACCCTAGTCCGTAGCCAAAATGACCGGTCGGACACCGGCACCCCGCGACTACGAACCCCGCCCATGACCTCGGCGGTTGGAGATGCGGAGTTAAACTTTTCCTTTCTTCAAAAACTTGTCGTTCAGCGCCGCCGCCTTGCTTTTGGCTGGCTCAATTTTGGTACCGTCCGCTTGATGCATTTCGTCAGTGATGTAAAGCCCTCCCAAATCCTCCGGGAAAGCCGCGCGTAATGCCCGGGCCTCGCAGCACTTGGCCAGCTGGGACCTTGGCATGGAATCCCACATCTTCTGGCTGGGCTGTCCCTTGGGGTAATATTCGTCCCAGAAGGCTATTTCCTGGAACGGAACCCTCTGGCCTTGGACAATCTTGTAGACGGTCACAGAACAGCTTTGTGTGGCGTCTGTGGGGTCTGAGAAGACCGGTGAATCCTTCCCTGCGTACGATCCGGTCCGAGCGGCCACCGCCCGAAGCCCGTCGATTGCCGTCATGATGTTCATGTACGAGCCGCCGCCTTTGGCCGGTCGCACAATGGCATAGATCTGACGCTTCAACGGGTCCAATTTCTTCCGGTCGGCCGTCGCAATAAAGAGACGTAGCTCCTCGTCTGATAGTGCCTTGCCAGAGGACTCCCTGATCACGTCCAGATGGCTCTGGTTGATATCGAGAAACGATAGTTCCAGCGTCTTTGCTCCGATTTTAACTTTTCCGGGTGACATAGAACCCCCTACCACGCCCATGTGGGCAGTGAGATATCAACAGCCTCGGTCGGGTAAGACGGCCATTCGTCCTGGGCCATGGCTTCCCGAATCCCTTCCACGATTGGAGCGTAGTCGTACCGGGCTTTTTCCAGCGAAGCGTTGTCCAAAGCGGCCACGCGCACGCCGATGTGGTCGTGCTCGTCCTGGGGTTCCTCGACGAAGACGTGATAAAATTTGTCAGTCTTCTTTTGGAGAATCGCCGAGACAATCCCGAGGTACCAGTCGGATTGCCAGTGATATCGCATCCGATAGCATTGCTTGGTCAACTCGTCTTCCCGTAAGTCATTGAAATACTTCAGGTCCACAATGATTCCGTCTTCCGGGTGCATGTAATCGGGGCGGCATTTGCACAGCAGGCCCGGGTAAAGCTCCGTGGTGAAACAGCTGGTCTCGGCCACGCCGCCGGAGAAAAGCCTCCCAGCCAGAGGATGATCCATCACGGCCTGCCCCATGCGACAAATTTTGTCATACTGCTTGGGAGTCACAACCTCGTGACCGTCTTCCTGCGCCTGTCGGACCG